CTAACCAGCTTTCTTTTTTTGCCCGTTATGAATCGCTTCGTGTTCATCATTGCGGGAGGACAATAGCTCTATTTGTTTAGCTTGAGTTTTAGTTAATAGTTTCAAGACTTCAATTGTCTCGTCCTTTTGTGTGCACAAATCACATTTCGGGGTAGCACGATATGCTGATTTGTCTTCTATCACCTCCAGGGATCTGCCATTCCTAATGTCATTAATCAATAGATCATTCAGGGAAACTCCAAATATATTGGACAATTTCAAGGATACGGTTACATCTGGAGTGGAAATACCTTGCTCCCAATTCGAAATTGCGGTGTTAGTAAGTCCCAATTCCTTAGCTAAATCGTCCTGTGTGAGCTTCTTTAACTTCCTGAGATACTTTATGTTGGCAGAAAATTCCATTAATAGTTGAAAAAATATTACATTTTACTTGGAATATCCATTTAACTTGTATTATATTTGCGGCATGAACAGCACAAAAGTACAACCCGAAAACGGAAAAGTCAAATATTTATACGATTACCCTGAAAATAGAAGGGTTTCGCAATATCTGACCGCAGAGGATAAGCAATTAATATCCTTTAAAACTGGCTTCTCGATGAACTATGTCCGCAATTGGTGCCAGGGAACACGTAAAAATAAACGCATCGAGGAATGGGCCATGAAGATCTACCGACTCAATCTTGCCAAGCTTCGTAAACTGAATAATCAAGATAAGTGCTCACATTAAAACACCATTTATGAAAAAAAGCAAACTCACACGGGATCAAGTCCAGCCTCCATGTTTCGTTGATTCAACAGGCGATCAAATTCAACCTGGGACTCCAAACTCTTCTTTATTAAAATCTGAGACAATGCCTCAGAAGGTAGCTCGTCTTGCAGAGCGAGGGATAGATCACGCAAAAGCTCAATATGGTTCTTGTAAAAATTCATCATCACATCACAGTGATACACCGTCGATTCCTTCTCGCGAATGTATGCTGAAAAAGTTGCTGCCAAAGCCCATACAGCGGCTGATGTATCAATCACAGTTGCGTGTAAAACATTTCTTTTCATATAGCTTCATTTAAGGTTTGACAACGTAAATGTAAGCATCCTCCCGGAGAAGAGCAAGAGCAGCTGGATCGAATCAGCCTCCGGGACCCAAAAACACCAATGGAATATTTTAACAACATATTCTGTATTTCTAAGCCTGACTTAACGGATGGGAATCCCAAGTCAGACAGCCTTAAAGAAAGACCTGTCATGAGTGAAGATGCCTTACATATGTACTTACACCGGTTTCCCCAGGTGCGCGTGCGCAAAGGAGGCGGTCCTGGATGCCCTGCACTGTTAAACTATGATCTTCTACGCAGTGATATTAAGCAGAGGCTGCAGGATAAGTACGGAGATCTCCACCAGGCATCCAAACGTAACAAGCTCATTGAGCTAATCCAGCCTGATTTCAAAGCGTCCACTTTCTTTTCAGAATACCTTTTTGATGATGGGACCTCAATTAAACCCGATCGCCAGGTTGAATACAATGCAAACGCCAGCATCCTTAATGCAGTAGGGCACTTTGTAGGTGAAAAGTCTGCACGGCGCCGCGGCCTCGGTGGTAAAACTACCGGCATCTGGCAAGCGGTCAGCGAAGCGGTCAATAACCTGGATAAGAATAAATATCAGCACACCCTGCCATCCAATGCGCTGCGCCTGAAGGAAAAGTACCGCAATTACGGCGAGCATGGGTATCTGCACCTGATCCATAAGGGAATTGGCAACTGCAATGCCCGTAAGATGAACGATGCAGCCGAGCGGCTGATTATATCCATATACTGCCAGGATAATCTGCCCTTTGGAGCCTGGGTGTATGATACCTACCTGCAGTTTATCTATGGCCACACTTCAATCGTTGATCGGGAGACCGGTTCGATGTTTAACCGTGAAGATTTCTTCGACAATAAACGTGGCACTTACATCGTGATCAGCAAGTCAACCGTATGGAACATCATCAATAATCCTGCCAATGCCATCATTATTGACCGGATGCGCAATAATCGCATTGATCACATCACCAAGAATACTCCCTATAACCACCGTAAAGCTCCCCAGTACTCCCTGAGCAAGATCTCCATGGACGACCGCACGCTGAGTAGGAAAACAAGTGACGGCAAGTGGTTAAATGCTTACCTGGCCTTTGATGTACTGAGTGATTCAATATTGTCCTGTGTTTATACCACCGGTGGGCCGGATTTGAATTTAGTGTGGGAATGTTTCCGGGAAATGTACCGTAACCTGAATACAAATTGCCTAATGTGGCCTGGTGAGGTTGAAGTTGAGAACCATCTGATGAAGGATATAGAGCATGAATTGAACGCTATGTTCTCATACGTCACCTTCTGCGCTCCTGGTCTCTCAAGGTCAAAGCGTGCAGAGCATAAGATCAGGAGTAAAAAGTACGGTGACGAAAAGAAAAACCAGGTCGGCATTGGACGTTGGAACGGGAAAGGAGCCTATAAAACTAAGAGCGAAAACAAGGACGAGGATTACAAGCAGCCGAGGATCCCCGTTGAACAATTGATCGAAGAGGACCGCCAGAGTATCCAGCGTTTCAATAGTGAATTACATCCGAATCAAAAACTTTTCCCTGGGAAAACCCGCTGGCAGGTCCTTCTTGAGAATCAAAACCCGGATCTGGGTCGTCCGCAAAAACATAAACTGTTCAGGTACCTGGGAATCCAAACCAAGACCTCCATCCGCAACAATGACTTTGCCCAGGTGATGTACAGTAAATATGCTATTGACAATCAGAGCGCGATCATACGATTAAAGCCCAATAACTATACCGTTCAGGCATATTATGTCCCGGAACATGACGGCGGGATCCCGGAAGTGTATTTGTACCAGGATGACACCTTCATCACCCGAGCCACCAAGATCGAAGAGTACAATGAAGCTAAGATTGAGCGCACGGATCGCGACGAGCAGATCCGCACGGACCAGGCCAAGCGCCAGGCTCATTTTTTCAAGGTTGAGAAGGATGGCCTTGCTGAAAAGGTTACACGTAAGCTGGAGATCATTAAGACCAGTGACCTGGAGGAGTTACCTGCGATTGTTGAAACCGTCCCTTCAACAGCCAGTGTCCCCACGGAAGAGAATATCGAGGATATGATCGCTCAGTACAACAACGGATGGGAATCTGAACGCGCTTTAGAAAGCATTTAAACACCATATAAATAAACATAAAACACCAAAACACCATGATGACAACGGAATTAAAACAGCGTATTTTGACGGCCTTGGCCCTCAGGCGCGAAAACTTCGCCGGAAGCGATGCGAAGTTTGCAGTATCAATCGGGATCAATAACGCCCAGTACTCCCGCATTAAGAACGGGGAGACCGAGCGGGTCCTGTCGGATCAGAACTGGATCTCCCTGGCTCGTACCCTGGAGATTGCCATCGGGAACACTCCCGTATGGCAAACTGCAAGCACTCCGGTATTCAACTTCATCTCCACGCAGCTTCAGTTCTGCCAGCAAAACGCTGCCAGCCGACTGCTGTGTGATATGGCCGATATCGGCAAAACGTTTACTGCAAAGCATTTTGTTAAAGTCAACAAAAACGCCATTTACGTTGACTGCAGCCAGGTCAAAACCAGGCAGAAGTTGGTGAGATTTATTGCCAAAGAGTTTGGAGTAGGGCACACGGGAAAGTACAGCGATGTATACGCAGATTTGGTGTTTTATCTGCGTTCCCTGCCCTCTCCATTAATTATCCTGGATGAAGCCGGTGACCTTGATTATCCTGCCTTCCTTGAGTTAAAAGCGCTCTGGAATGCTACGGAACGTTGCACCGGATGGTACATGATGGGAGCCGATGGCCTGAAGGAGAAGATCCGCCGCTCGATCGATCACAAGAAGGTTGGTTACACCGAACTTTTTAGCCGCTACGGATCCCGATATCAGAAAGCCACGCCCGACTCAGGTGAGGATCTGCGCAAATTCCGCCAGGTACATGCCGCAATGATCATCAAGGCCAATGCACCGGCAGAAATAGACATCCAGAAGCTGATGCGACAGACGGATTACTCCCTTCGCAGGATCCAGGACGAACTTCGTAAGATCGCTTAACATGAAGGAAAAAAGAGCAGTCACAATGCACCGGTTATTCAAGACAAACTTGAACTGTCTTGAATTTACCGGCGCTTGGCTCCAGGCGATCGGTCGCCCTGAGGTCACCGGCACCTGGCTCATCTGGGGAAAATCGGGCAATGGGAAAACCCGCTTCGCTCTCCAGGTGGCAAAATACCTCGCTTCGCTCGGAAAAAAAGTGGCCTACGACTCCCTGGAGGAAGGCGTGTCACTGTCTATGAAAAACGCACTGATGGATTGCAATATGCAGGAAGTGTCGCGTCGCTTCATGCTGCTGGACAAAGAACCGATCGATGAACTGATCGTTCGTCTGAGTCGGCCACGCTCTCCTCAGGTGATCATCATCGATTCAATACAATATACAGGACTTAATTATGCACAGTACAAAACCCTCCGTGACACATTTCGCAATAAACTCTTCATCCTGATCAGCCATGCCGATGGCAAGGAACCTTCAGGCCGCGTAGCCCGCTCGATCCGTTTTGACGCCTTTGTCAAGGTTTGGATTGAAGGGTACAAAGCCTTTCCGGTTTCTCGATATGGAGGTGGAGAGCCTTACACGATATGGGAGGAAGGTGCTGAAACTTACATTCATGTCAGTAAAATTTAATGCCTTATGAAAGACAGCGCAAAAGCACGGTTAAAGGCCAGGCAGGAAATGCTTAAAAATAACATCCTGTTGATGACCGGTATGACCGAGAACCATCTGTCACAGATGATTTTCAAAACAGCAATCAATTATATGAAAACTACCGGCATGTCCGATGAATGGCTGCAGCAATTCCTTAAGGAGCCGCTATTCTGGGCCTGGTGGCGAGGGCAATGGAACCTGGTGGACCAGGAGTTCTATTATCATTACTGCAGCTTTAAGAATGAGCCTAAGTGTCGCAAAGAACTCAGGCATATCTATGCCACGATGCACATCTCAATCGACGCATTCCCAGACAACGTCATTTATGAAGAGATCCACAACTCGTATAATAAAACTTCTCAGCAGATCCTCAAGAAACTCAGTGAAACCACAAGTCATTAACATTAAACAAGTATAGTATGATTCAGAAATTAGAAAACAAAGTATGGAAAGACGAAACCGGACAGGACGTGCCGGTTGAATACATTTCCCTGGGCACGCGCCTGAAAGAACGCAGTAGCGCATCACTGCTCAAAGAGGCTGAGCTGATCAACTCAAAATTGATGAGCTTTAAAAAGCGCATGGAAAAGCTTTGCGAGGATGTATACCGTAAGGCCATGGAGGAATACAAAGCAAAACCGGATGGCAAAGGAAACTTCACCTGGTTCAACTTCGACCGCTCCATCAAGATCGAGGTTTCTATCTCGGATCGCATCACATTCGACGACCTGGCCATCCAGGCATCCAAGGAAAAACTTGATTCTTTCCTGAGCGAGAACCTCGATTCAAAAATGGAGTTCGTCAAGGACCTGGTGATCGATGCGTTTTCAACCACCCGTGGCAAGATCGACGCAAAGAAAGTATTTGCCCTGATGAAATACCGCACGAAAATCAGCCACCCGCTGTTCCAGGAGGCGTTAAATGTCCTAAGCGATGGATTACGCCATCCGGGATCAAAAACCTATTTCAGGCTATGGAAACGAGATGAGGACGGAAGCTACAAACTCATTGAATTGAACTTTTCAGCTCTTTAGAGGATGGACATTCAACTTCATATCTCCGCTGATGCGGCATCTATTATGAAAATCCTCGAGTGGATTAAAAATGATGAGATGAGTGTTAATGCCGCACTCTTTAATGGCGAACTGAAGGTTCGTGAACTCACTCCAATCGTGGAGGAAACAGCAAGTCCTCAACCAAGTGGACAATCGTCCATGCCTGAGGAACAATCCTTCCCGGTGATAACTCACATTACCACTACGGATCATGTAAAATTCACGGACTCATACACTCGGGGAGAGAAGCGTAAAATGATCTGCTGGCAGTGTAAAGAGGAATTTCTTACCGTAAGTCGCCATGTGAAGTACTGCTCGAAAAAGTGTAAGAATGCTTCCAAGTATGATGCCAAGAAAAAGACAAAACCCGACACCGGCCGTAAATGTATGCACTGTGGTAATCCGACCAAGGGTAAACATGGATGGAATGCGAATTTCTGTACCCTTAAATGTCGACAGGCACACCTGATAGCATTTACAATTCCCGAGCCCCGTGAGTTTTCAATTCCTGAGCAGAAGGAGATCGGTACAGTTAAGGCGCATGACGAGCAGCTGAAGGAAAAGCTGGAAAAGATCAAAAAGACCTGCCCCCCCCCTCAGCAGAGACCCAACATTAAACGATCCCTAATTTCATAAGCATGGAAAGACTTTTTGAAGAAAACAAGATCCGCACCTTCACCGGCAAATTTATCGATCCCCTGGATCCGGATCCTTCGCTGATCAATATCATAGACATTGCACATGCACTTGCAAAACAATGCCGGTTCTCCGGACACATCAACCAGTTCTACAGCGTTGCCGAACATTCAATGTTCGTATCCAACCTTATGCAGAGCGATCAAGACAAACTCTGCGGATTGTTGCACGATGCCGCTGAAGCTTACCTGATCGATATGCCTCGTCCGATTAAACATCGCCTGACTAATTTTTGTGAGATTGAGGATAAGCTTCACCGGGTCATTGCTTCCGTATTCAAGATTCAATACCCGTTTCTCGATACAGTTAAGGAAGCGGATAATTTTGCTCTGCGTTGGGAGTGGGTCAACATGGTGATCAACGATCGCAACACAGGACTGGATCATAAGTTTGCTAAACGGTCCTTTCTCGGGACCTATGAACTCCTGGCCACCCGGATCGGAAGTCTTACTCAAAATGTTTAAACAAATATCATGATCTCAAACCCATTAGCCATGTTCATCACCTGTTGTTCGGTAATCGGAATATTCTTCTGCTTTGGTCTGCTGTTAATGGCGATAGGGAAATGGATCAATGGCATTTTTGATGATCAGGACAAAGAAGAAACAATGTATTAACCCTAATAAACATTTACCATGGGTAAGATTGGCTATTTAGTAGAATACATTTCCACAACCGGTGAAAAACAAAGGGGCATCATTCATCGCGATGAACAGACGGTCGAATTTAAGAGTTTGAACAAATGCCTGGTCAGATTGGTAAATGACGATTCAACCATTAAATTGGATGAAAAAGGGAACCAGATCAAGGTTCTCAAGAGTTCAGATTTATTGAAAGTAATTGGATACGTAGATTAATATGAATCATTCCCTTCAGCGGCATCGCAGATTATACTCTCTGTTCCGGGAAACCGGCACGGAGAAATACCGGCACGACCTGGTATTTAGTTTTGCCAATGGAAGGACTGAAAACTCTGCGGATCTTACCGACCTTGAGGCTCAGGCGCTGATAAAACACCTGGAGGAGCAACTCGGACCCGGCGCCGTGGGATCCCACACTAAATCTCAAACAATTTTTGAGGGACAGAAGATGCGCCGCAGGATCCTTTCGCTTTGTTATACGATGGGATGGACCACCTGGAACAAAGACAAGAGCAAATCGGAAGTTGATTTTGAGCGATTGAATAGTTGGATGAAGCATTATTCGTATTTGCATAAACCCCTCAACGATTATTCCTATAAAGAACTGCAACGTCTTGTGAAACAGTTCGAGCACGTAGCGAAAGAAACTCTATCCCAACCTCATGAAAGCTGAACGGACCTTCTCGCTTACTTCTCAGCAGTTCACCGGCGAAGTGATCCTGCAATTTGATGAAGATGGCTACCTGGTGATGTATAATTCATCCGGGGCCCAGCTAAACCAGGCACAAATGAAATGGCTCATTGGTGAAATGCCCAAGACGGTGGATGAAATAGAAAGGATCCTGGGTACTTCGAAAACGGCAAAGCTTACCGAGTTTACCGAGGAGGTTACTTTCCAGATGTTTTGGGACCGATATGACGATAAAATGAGATCTTCGAAGAAACGGGCCATCGCCAAATGGAATAAAATGAGCAAGACCGATCAAATTAAATCCTACCGCTTTATTTCACGATATGAGGGGAACATTCTACCAGGCACAGCGAAAAAGTTCGTAGAAACGTATTTAAACGCCGAATTATGGAACAATTAACTCAGTTTAATGGCCGAGAAATGATGCAGACGAGTCGAGGCCGCATGATCGAGATCGCGATGCTGAGAAAAAAGATTGAGATCCGCCTGGGTCAATCCCAGTTCGAATCCTTCGACCGGCTGATGGTTCTTTACCTTGCTACAACTTGTTTTAATGGAGATTTATTTGAGAAAGCAACTTATTTCATCGTGCACCAGGTGTATGAAAAGAAGATCCGCCCAAAGCATATGGATCTCAAACCAATGTTCAAACTCCTGTTTACTGTTGCAGAAGCTGCGGCCATCCATCACATGCTTTATATTCTGAATATCCCCACTGAATCCATTTATGAAAATACACTTCGTAATTTAATCCACTCCGAAATTGACCATCAAACGGCATAACTATGGGATATAACAGGCTTAATCATTTACGCCGAATGCACGATATTGTAGAAGTCTATTGCCGCGAGAAGAAGCCAGGAGTGTCCACCGCCTACGTGTATAAAAACTTCATCAAACCCCGCTTTCACATCTCCCTTGGCACGCTCTACACCTACCTTTCCACGCCAATCGAAAGACAAATCAAGGAGGAGCAACAGAAAATGTGTAAATGCCTTGAGGAGATTCAAACATAATTTTACCTATTTTTAATTCCCAATTAAAACCACACGGCCATGAAATCATTACTCTCTACCTTTTTATTGATTGTACTGCTCAACACAGCATCTGCCCAGGCAGTACTGGAACACACTTACACGGATCAGACTTTATACGGTCCATACAAATTGACAAATTACGGATGGGTGTACGCGGCCATTCATTATGGAACCACGAAGAATGATATTTACATTTACAATGAATCTCATTCCTTGCTTAAATCTATTCCTATTCAAATTCCCTCTGGATATAATTTCATTTATCTTATCAACGTCTCTGACAATCTATTCAATACGGATAATAAGATTGAGGTTCTATATTCACTTTTTAGAGGTAATCCAGTCGATTATAAATTAATATTAAAAAATGAAGATGGATCTCCTCTGCAGGAGTTCACAAAACAAGATTACGCTTATATTGTGAACCTGAATGGGAATTTTAAAATGATTACTCAGACCACTTCACTCGATTCCAATACTTATGTGTACGCTCTTCCCGGAACTATGGTCGACATTCCTGAAACTGCTGTTTCTTTCGAACAAATACAAGCCTCTCCTAATCCCTGCACCAACTATGTTGACATCACGTATCCTCCCTCAGGGAGTGATCTTCGCGTAACTGATATGACCGGCAGGGTGATCAACCAGGTGCGACTTACACCTTCAGGAATAGTTAGGCTCAGCACGGCATCCTTCACTCAGGGAGAATATCTTTACCAGGTGTATGATGGATCAAGGCTGGTAGGATCCGGGAAGTTACTGAAGTGGTAACATCTCCTGAGATAAGCAGAAACCCCGCCACAAGCGGGGTTTTTCGTTTTAATTAAGCCAGGGGTTAAATCATTTCAGCGGTGATGTTTAGTCCGGCTGCCACGATCCTCTTCTTTGAAGGAACCTTACGTGCGCTATCATCGGTGATCTCTACGGTGTAGATCAATTCCACCTCCCGGATCCCGTCGTCTCGCTTGACTTTTCGGTACATCCTACGTGTTAACGGGCCGTTGTTATTGGCTCCACTCCAGCCATGAAGTTTCTGATGAATATACATCACCAGGTCAAAGAAGGCCAGGGCTTTCGTTTTCTGGGCGGTCGGGGCCTTGACGTTCGTATTGGTAAGCCGCTGATCAGCGACGCGGATGGAGACGCTGGCGATGCCGATCTGAACCAGTTTGCCTTCATCGCTCCAGGGAACCTGGTCGATATCCACCAGGGCACAGGGAAATTTAACCGGTGGAGAATTGCTGTAATAGTCCAGCTGTCCCCAGTCTTCATCAATGGTTTTGAGCTGCGTAACGGCGCTCAAACGTGTTTTGATATCGTCGATTAATTCTTTCATGGCTTCAATTGTTTTTTAACCATCATTTCATGGGAGTTTAAAGTCTGTTGAAATACCTTGTCGACCACCTGATCAATTCTCTCGTGATGCCCGATGAACTGCCGTTTGGGGATCTTGATCCTGGATCCGACTTTCTTCAGGGCCATCGCCTTGAAGAATTCAGCTTCACCGGTAAGATTGCTGCTTTTCCTTCCACCTGCAGCCTTCTTGTACATGGCCCAGAAATACCGCTTCATCTTGGTGGTTACCGTGATCTCTCCGCCGTCATTTTGTATCGATGCATAAGGCAGAGAGGAAAAGAAACGAATGCTGTTGCCCTGGGATGTCGACTGCAGGGATCTGCGCAATGCGCCCGTGCGCATGAGCAGGGATCCGCGATTTACGACGCGGCGTGTATCTGGCCACTTCTCGTCAAAAAAGCCTTTACGCTCAAAATTACGATCGAACTCGTCGGTTACCTCAACCCTGAGATCCTCGATGAACTGCCGAATGTAATTCACTGCTTCACGTTTTTAGTAACGGTTTCCTTCACTTTGTAATACGGATGCGAGGGAGGAAAGATCACCTGCTGCTTGCCGGGATTAAATCGGAACATCTCGGCACGGTTGTTTCCCTGAGCATCGATCTCTGTTGTTGCAATTTCACCACGTGTGATGGCCTCATTGGAATCGCTCTGCGGGTATTTCCCTTTACGAACCTGAATAGCTGTGCAACGGCAGCGCCATCCATTGGGTGGATAATACGCGTCCCAAAACGGATCATCTGCAGGCAGGGTGATATTGGAGAGTCTTCGGTGCGTTTCTCTCACCTGGCTATCTCCTGCCGTGCGATACTGGAGGTCGTAACGATTTTCACTCTGGGCCACATCAGCCCATTGGGCAGCCATCTGCGCGCTGGAGGTCGCAAAGACATACTCTGCCTCCAGGTAATTCCCATTATACTGCTGGTGCAGTTCCGTGGCTTTTTGCTTAAACTCACTCATCGGGGTGACCTTACCCTGATCATTCAACAGCATGGATGAAAGTTCCTTCAGCTGGATATGTGTTTTGCAGGCAGAGAAAACAAAGACATCACTTCTTAAACTATCGGTCATCTGCTGAGGCGGCTCATTATCGCTCAGTCCGGATTGCATGCCATCGTCCAGGATCCGCTGCGTCTCACTGATTACAGCCTTGACCGGTTTATCCTTAAGCATCTTGGCCGAATAAGTTCCGGATTTGCGGATATGATTCACGGCTGCATTCCATATCCTCACTGAGAAAGGCGGTATTTTTTCACTCTTGGCCCCCAGGGCGACGCCTGTGGCTTCATCCTCATGGCGGTGGTATATGAGCCCCAGTCGGCTATGGAGCCCCTCAAAGGGGCTTAATCGAAAAAACTGGAAAGCTGCGCCTTGGCCGGGGTCGCTTTAATGCCGGTAACCTGGATGCCGAATTTCTCTTTCACCCATACCGGGTCCACTTCCATATAAGGCAGGACCTCCTTAGTCATGCTCCAGAGCAGAGTAATGTTTTCCTGGGGATCGTAGGTGTAATGCAGGTTATCAGGGATCAATCCGATACGCACCAGGGCGGGCAGAACCAGGTCGTTGAAATAGCTTTCAATCCGGCGTTTGTCCGAGTCCACCAGGCGTGAGAGCATTCCAATAGAAATCGTCTCTTTGCTTTCGTTGCCGTTCTTGGTATCCTGTCCAATGATGGCTCCGCACACCAATAACGAATTTTCATTGTTGCAAAGGCGGATCAGGTTGCTATATACATCGCCATTGCTGTCTGCACCCTTGGCAAACTCGAAAGTTTCACTCTCGTCAATGATGAACCAGGCTGCGGCTCCCATGTCCCGCATCATCTGTTCGCCTCGTGAAAGCATCGTGGGATCCTGTGTGTTGGTCTTTAGCACGCGGGGCGGCATCCCGTAAATCTCGCAAAGTTCACTCCAGCATGACTGGGCAAAGCGTTTGAAGAGTACATGCGGGATGGCACGGTTAAATAACCCGAGATCCTCCGCTTCTCCAAACTCCAGGATCCAGGTATTAAATTCCTTCAGCTCCCGGTATGGGATCCCGGTGGTGTCGTTCTCATCAACGAGGAACAGACCTTCTTTGGGTTCGATGTTATTGCGGGGAATGGTTACAACCTTCACTCCTGAGGCATCGTTAAGAATCTCCACCACCGTGGGGCCCCAATAAATTGAGTCCAGGATATTACGTACCAGGTCGTAATAGAATTTGCTGTCCTTGAGAGTTGCAGTAGCCTCTTCATTGATCTTTCCGCCCTGATCACGAAGTGAAAAAGTAGCAGCCAGGGATTGCAGGACACGGTTCTCGATCTGGGAGGATAAGTGTGCATCGATGGCGATATCCTTATACAAGTTCTGCAAGCGGGCACGGCGTGGCATCAGGATAGCCAGCGCCTGTCGTACGGCCATCTTCCATGTCGCAATATCGTTTCGGGCCTGACTGATCGCCTTGGGCTGAACTTTCATTGCATACCCGTCAGCTCTCTTTTTACCCGTTGTTTTTTTCTTATCCATTGTTCTAAAGTGTTTATTCGTGGTTGAACTTGTCCCTGGATCCAAAGCGGAAGGGAACGTTTTCCGGAGTGTCCTCCAGGGTGAGTAGTGGCAGATTGGGTGTGATCGCGGGACCATCGGCATACTTTCCGATACCGGCAACCTTCTCGAGCCAGTCAATGGCCCGGTCGTACCGTGCCTTAACTTTCTCCTCGATGATGTCCACGTTCGACAGGCGGCAGATGTAATACAGTGCGATGCTCTTGGCGAATTCCAGGATCAGGGGATTACGGGCGGTGCCGGTGGCCGCAAAGATCACCGCGGTATTATAGCGGTTACGGCCATCGATCCAGTGGCCCTGGTTGTTCGGGTTGAGATAGGACTTCATCTCTTCCACAGCGGCATCAATGGCCATCACCACGATATCCTCGTTGGTGGTACTTCCGGTGGTAATTTCTACGATATCGTTGAGCTGATATTCATAGATCACCGATTTAAGTTCTGCTTTGGTAAGGAACATGGTGTTTATGATTTATAAAGTGACATCTTTTCAAGTTGTGCGATAGTAACTCCCTTTTTGTATAAGGCCCGACGTTTGATCAGATCCTTCAGGTGAGACTTCATAAAGACCCTCGGACGTCCGTTGAAGGGAATGACCAGGTGAGTCTTATTAAAGAGTTTCGCCCGGCGTTTGCAGGCTTTGATTGCAAAATAAAGCTGAATATCAAAAAGGACTTTCCTAAGATCAATGTACCATTTAGCAATTTTAAGAATCATATGTGCAGTGGATTAATAGTGTCGATTTTCTCTTGCTCCGGAAACATACCTTGCATCCGATGACCGGGTACGTTGTGACAGGATCCAGGTACCACCCTCGAGAGCATCCGGAGCATCATCATGTGCACGGCTGCCGCGTTCGAACATCAGCAGCTGATCCTTCAGGACCATCATGCCAGGTGACTCCTTTTCCTTTTCATTGAAGATAAACATACCTCGCTCAAACAAGGGCTGCAGAGCTTCAATACGTGCAAACTTATCGGGCTTCTTTCGCAAGTCACCTCGGATAGGGATCTGATGCGATGCAATGATCCCTACTTTTTTGAACTCATCGAGCAGCAGCTCCTGCAGGAAATTACTTTCCATATAATACAGGACCGGAACCCTGCCATCGACGAAGGACATGACCTGATAATGCCAGGATACCATCGTTGTTACCGTGCACTGATCAGCAAATGCTTTGAGCACATGATAATACCCCTGTGGCGTTTTCCCCAGTAATATCGTTGCCTTGAAGTCCGCAGTGGCAGAATTCTTGAATGATGGATCCGTGTAACAAATGAGAGTTTTATATGCTTTCAGATCCAGCATGGCGCCGTATCGGATATCCTTTTCCTTAAAGACGGTCCCCTCGGTAATAGGATTATTCATGTACTCCTTCTGGAAGCGGCGTTCACCCACGAACTCACGCATTTTGCGTATCTCATCCAAGGTGTAGTTCTCTCCCCAGGAAGGAAGTCCTTTTTTATCCAGGGTATTGACAATCACATGATGCACACCCGGTCTTTCAGCGTAGCGGCTCAGCACGCTGTCCTTGCCAATGCGATTACCAACCATTACGAACCGGCCGCGGCCCATGGCCATGGTACCGGATAGGGCAGTAAGGCACCAGTCCAGGGATTCACCCACGCGGCGTGGATTACGGATCATCTCATCATCATCAATATCATCGATGACGATATAATCCGGGCGCTTACCACGATCCTTCAGTCCCCTGGGGCTTTGTCCGCGTCCCAGGGCTACAAACAAACAGCCATCGGTAGTATGAAATTCACCATCTGCCCAGGATCCTTTAGAAACTTGTTCTCCGAAGTCTTCCTTGAATGCCTGGTTGTATTGTAATTCAGCCTGCAGGTCGGCCAGCAGCCGGACGGCCATATCCTCTGACTTGCTTACCAGGATCATCACGTTCAGCTGGCGGGGATCCTGGATCTTGAGCCACAGGGGAATCATCAGAGAAAGGTGTGAGCTCTTGGCGTGACCACGCGCCCACTCGAACAGCGCACGCGTATCGAAATTCTTTAAAAGGTACGAGGCTGCATCCAGCTGGAATTTGCCGCACTTCTTTGTTGCCAGGTGAGGAAAATACGTATCGACAAAGAACTGGTAATCGCGCCTTGCACGGCCTATGCGTCTCTGCTTTTCCTCGAGGGAATCCGTAATACGGAATGTCTGGGAGAGGATCCACTGGACGCGATTCTGCCAGCGCAGCTGCAGTTCTTTGTTCTTACGAAAGTTTGCCATTCCCTAAACGGAATTGAATGAAGATGTCCTGGAACTTGGTCACCATTTTGATGAAGGAGTCGGTGATATCGTATTCACTGCGCTTCTGGATGAGGAAATCCTGAAAGGCCATAAAGCAATAAATATCGTCGTCGATGGTATTGGTGGTCTTGAGCTCTTTAAGCTGCTTGACAGCCTTTGCAAAGGAATCGGCGTTGAAGGGCTCCTTGCTGTCAAGGATCTCATTGACCCGTTTCAAGGCTTTCTGCATGAGATCATCCAGGGAGATCGTGCGTGATGCACGCTTATCTTCCCAGGCGCCTGAGTCTTTCCATGATTTAAGGGTGGGAGCCGTGACGCCTACTCGCTTGCAGATATCCTCCTGAGAAACTCGCTGCATGAAAAGCAGGTAAGCGTATTCTTCTTTCTCGGGATTGCGGGATCTAACCTTTTTAAGGGCCATTGTTTTTCTGCAAAAATGGATGATAAAGGTCATTTTGTAAAGAAAGCTTCTAAGCCTTAGAAGGAACCTTCTAACCCTTGGAAGCTTTGTTGTTTCTGGGAAACTATGAATGTATGTTTGCCCGCTCAACCGATCAGGTAACTGCCCAAAGTACAGTTAAAAGATTAAAAAACATGGCTAAACCCTTTGTATTTAATGATGAAACGAGAGTCAATGATCGTGGATTCATATTGCTTAATGCAGGCATCGACCTTTCCCGGTTCAAGGACAACCCGGTGATGCTGCACCAACATGATCCTGAAAAAGTCATTGGCCGCTGGGATAATGTTCGCATTGAAGGAACCCGTCTGTTGGCAGATCCCGTGTTTGATGATGCGGACGAGGAGGCCAAGAAGATCATGGGACAGGTAGATCGCAATTTCATCCGTGGCGCATCGCCCTGGATCGTTCCCCTGGAGGCCGAGCTGAGAGAAGTTCCTACTCTGGGCTTTATCGCTGTAGTGACCAAGAGTGAACTGATGGAAGGAAGCGTCGTTTCTGTTCCCAGCAATGCTCTTTCGCTTCGTCTTTCATCCCGCGACGGTAAGCTGCTGGAAACAGGCGCCGACATCAAACTTGCAATAGACCAGATAACAATCAATAAAAACGAACCCGAAACAATGAATAAAATCATTTTAACGGCCGAGGCTGCAGCAGCTTTAGCCGTGAGTACCGAGCCTGAAGGCCCGGCTCTGAGCGCCGCTATCATGAAGCTGGCTGCCGAGAAAAAGACCGCAGAGGATGCCCTGAAGGCTCACCTCACCGCCCAGGCAACCACCCTGGTGGAAGGCGCCATCACCGAAGGACGCCTCACGGCTGACAAAAAGGAATCCTTCTTGAAGCTTGCCGAAAGCGACCTGGCCCAGGCTAAGGACCTGATTTCGGCTATGCCGGTTAAAACAGTCCTCTCCGCCCAGGTAAAACCTGCCGGTGATCCCAAAGCAGAAGACCGCACTTCATGGGATTACATGAAATGGAGCAAGGAAGATCCCAGGGGCCTTCAGAAACTTGCCGCTGAAAAGCCTCAGGAATTTGAAGCTCTGAAAAAAGCGTATAAACCCAAACACTCATAACCCCAATGAAAGCAAAGAAACTCAATTTTTCGAACCTGTTGTTCAACACGCTCGTCGCACTGACTGCAGCGCTGTTGTTTGCCATCACACCCGCCCTGGCCATCGGAGCCTCGATCGTCGGGGGAACATTACTTTCCTTCTCTAATAACGGATCAGTCCTCATGGCCGGTCTGCAGAAGGAGATCTGGACCGATATCCTGCTGGAGAAGTTTTATCCTGAGAATTCATTCATCTCCGAGGCGAGGGATATGTCTTCCCTGGTAGAGTTCAATAAGATCAACCTGGCCGAGGTTGGAGCGAATCCTACCGTGCTCATTGATAATACATCTTATCCCATTGCCGTGACATCCCGTACCGACGTACCGAAGGAACTCGCACTGAAGACCCTCGATACCACTTCCACGGTTGTCCGCAACGTAGAAGCGATGGAGTTATCCTACGACAAAATGTCATCGGTGATCTACGGGCATAAGCAGGAACTTCTGAAAACTGCCTGTAAACTGGCCGCATGGAACTGGGCACCCTCTTCGAATGCAACCTTAACTCCGGTATTACCCACAACCGGCAAGGCCAATGCCCTTGGAAAGAAATCCATGAGTTTCATGGATGTCATTGCTCTGATGGTCAAATTTAATGACCTTGATATTCCTGCCGATGGACGAATCCTGGTGCTTAATCCAAAACACGAGGCTGATCTGATCGCCGAGGATCTTACCATGTACCGCAGTGCCATGGTCAACGGAATGCTGTTCGGATTCAAACTATACCGCACTTCAGCAACGCCGGTTTATAACGTGTCGACCGGTGTTAAAGCAGCCTATGCTGCCGTAGCAGCTGAGACCGATACGCATTCTTCCTTTGCCTATCACAAAGATGAAGTGATGAAGGCTATGGGAACAACCGAAATGTTCGCAAAATACGCCGATCCTGATAACAAAGGTGACGTGATCAACTTCCAGATGCGGTATTGTGCCCTTCCGCTCCGTGCAACCGCTATCGCAGCTATTTATTCAGCCGACGCAACTTCATAACTGAACCCGTGTGCAGCGCGAACCAGGTGAAACCTTTCTGGGAGTAACCTGGTTCTATTTACTCAAACAGCAACACTAAAGTAATCTTCAGAATGACCGAGCGGGACTTAAAAAACCTTAAACGTTGGATGGTGTTCATACCGCTGATCTCAGTGGTGGCTGCCATCCTGATCCAATGGGGATCACTCACGGCGAACTCTGCGAACATCCAGAAGAATCTTGATCAGCAGCGGATCGAGTGTGAACGCCGGTTTGAAAAAGTTGAACGCGAGAAAGCTGACATGGATGTGGTTGAACTCAAATTCAACAGTGTGGACTGGAAGCTCGATCTGATCATGAAGAATTTTAACATACCCTATACCGCTCCTTCGGAACCGGTAAAGAAGTAATAAGCGATGAGCGATCGATTCAATAAACTAATACCGTTTATCCTCAAGGCCGAGGGTGGTTTCGTCAACGATCCGGATGATCCTGGCGGAGCAACCAAGATGGGTGTATCGCTTCGGTTACTCAAGTCGCTTGGTGATATCAAGTGGGACCTGGATCATGATGGGGATATTGACATCGATGATATTCGTGCCCTCACTCCGGAGCTGGCCAAAGAGATCTACTGGGAAAGGTTTTATGCTCCCCTGCAGCTGGATGCCATCAGGGATGAGAAACTCGCCCTGCAGGTCCTGGACCATGCTGTAAATGCCGGGACCCGGTCGGCGGTAAAGATCCTACAACATATTTCAGGATGTAAAGAGGATGGTTTGATCGGTCCTAAAACCATTGCAGCAGCTAATACTTTCCGCGATAACATCGCCCTGAGATATCAGCAAGGACGCTATCTGTTTTATGAAGACCTGGTAGAAGTAAAAGCAAAGTTCGCAAAGTACATCCCAGGATGGATCAACCGTGTGAAACACATATACGAAACAGCATGCCAATTTTAGATAAAATCATCAGCCTTTTAGGTGGTAACCTGATCGGCCAGGTCGGTGGGATCATCGATAAGTTTGTCACCACCGATGCCGAACGTGAAGCTGCAAAGAAAGAGCTTACCGACGTTCTGCTGCAGGCCGAACAGGCTGCCCAGGATGAACTTACCGAGCGTCAGCGCATCGATATGAATTCCGACTCCTGGCTGGCCAAGAACATCCGCCCCTTGGTGCTGGTGTTTATCCTGGTGATGTATTCACTGCTTTCGCTGATCGACGGGAATATGGGCCGGGAAGTCATTAACGGGGTTATCGTACCGACCTTCAAAATTAACTCTGCATACGTAGAACTTTTAGGTCAGTGGGGAATGCTGATCATGTCGTTTTATTTTGGGTCTCGTGGTATTGAAAAGATCATCGAGACCATGGGTAAATATCAAATGGGAACTAAAAAGGATAAATAATATGTCAACAAAAAAGCAGCCCAAAGGGAAAGTAACTTCCACGGCAAAAGCAAAGAACAGTGCAGCTCCCGGATCTAATCCTGAAGCCGAAACAACGAATAAGCCTCCTGCAGATCCTGCCCCTGTGGCAACTGATAACCTTCCATCTGAGGGTGAAGCACCTGCTGAAACAAAGGCAGCTGAGGCTCCGGTAGTAAAAGCGCCTGAAAAGGCCCCGAAGAAATCCAAGAAAGACAGCCGACTCAGTCCCATGCTCGAGCGTGCAAAAAAGGTCTTCGCCCAGCATGCGGTGGATACACTGTATTTTACCTCAGACAACACGGCTTTTCTGGAACCTCAGTATGCCAGGATCCACGCAGAAAGCTTAACGTCTCAGGAAGTCACAACCATTGAAAGAAAGGAGATCCTGTAAATGTTACCACGCGTTAAAATATTCTTTGAAAACGGCGCCCTTGGATCGGTCATACCGAGCCCTGACGGCGTTCTGGGCCTGGTCATCACCGGTGCTGCAGTGAGTGAAAAGTTTGCCCTGGGCACGGCCTATATCCTTCGCAAATTTGAGGACCTGGAAACCAACCTGGGCATTACCACAGTCAATAATGCCAACGTCGTAAGAGTCGTAAGTGACTTTTATAAAGTAGCTCCTGAAGGGACTGAACTCTGGATCCTTGGATGTGCAAACACGGTCACCATGGAAGATATGTGTGATAAGGAAGAGAGCTATGGCAAGACCCTGATCACCGCCAGCAATGGCCGTGTTCGTGGATTGCTCGTTTCCCGGACTCCTGCAACGGAATATATCCCGGTCATCACCCACGGTATTGATGCCGATGTGGAGGCCGCTTTGGTGACTGCTCAGGCACTGGCCGAGTGGGCCACGGTTTCACGGTTCGCCCCGGTGTTTGTGATCCTCGAAGGTCGCAGCTTCAGCGGTACGGCAACTGCACTTACGGACCTTACCTTATCGCAATATAACCGCGTGGGCGTACTCATCGGTGATACGGTGAAAGACTCCGGCAATGCTTGCATGGGCCTTCTGGGGGGGCGTATCGCATCCATCCCGGTCCAGCGTAATCTGGCCCGAGTGAAAGATGGCGCTATTCCATCGCTTACCGCTTTTATCAAGGACAAAGCGATTGAAGTGGCCGACGTGGAAAGCATCCATGACAAAGGATATATTACCCTTCGCACCTTTGTTGGAAAGAACGGGTATTTCTACAGCGATGATTACCTCGCTACCAAGGTGATCGATGATTACCGCAGCCTCACGGCCCGCAGGACCATCGATAAAGCCTACCGCATTGCCTACAATACCCTGCTGGAGCAATTGCTCGATGAGATCCCCGTCAATGACGATGGAACCATGCAGTATCCCATGATCAAGAGCTGGCAGGGACTGGTTGAAAGCGCCATCGCCCTGCAGATGACTGCCAACGGTGAACTTTCGGCCGATGTTACCAACCCGAAAGACCGCGGCGTTCAGTGTTTCATTGATCCCACGCAGAACATCGTCAGCACCTCCAGGATCAATATCAAGGTCCGCGTCCGTCCCTTCGGTTATGGAAGGTATATCGACGTGTACCTGGGATTCAAGACCGTTACTGTTTAATATTCATTTAACCCTCATTTAAATCATGAAAAAGTTAATCTGCCTTTTTGCAATTGTGATGCTCTTCGCAGTATCAGTTCCCGCTCAGCGTGTGGTCATGGCCAGCTATGCAGACACCCTCTCGGGAGCACAAACCAAGTATTACCCTGCAGCCGTCATGCCTGATCTCGCCTACGGCTCGTTCCAGGCATACGTTGATCACCTCACCGGGACCAGCGATAGTACCTGTGTATACCTGCAGGGATCCACTGATAATGTCATCTGGAACAACCTTCAGCTGGTAACCTATGCGGGAAGTGTTGCATCGACCACCTCCATGGCAACCGATTTTAAGTGTGTGCGGTTTTCAGATACTGACGCCGGGTTTCTTTGGCATCTATCGGCCGTGCTCACCCTGCCTTATTACAGGTTCGCGGTGACGCATTATGCGACCGGCACGGTGCGCTTCAAGGGCTACCTCTACAAGAAAAAGTAACCATTAAACCCCTTCACGATGTTCAATTCAAAAGAATACGAATTCGCCGATGTCACGCTCTTCATTGGAAACAAGGATATCACCGGTATCCGCAGTATCAAGTACAGTGAAAAGGCAGAACGTGAAGCCCTGTACGGCAAAGGCCGATATCCCCATTCCATCCAGACCGGGAATATCGCCTTCGAAGGAGAGATCGGAGTGACCCAGAGTGAGCTTGAAATCCTCACGGCTGCCGGTCAGGGATCTGTCCTGAACCTGGTCACCGACGCCGTGATCTCTTACGGTAACCCTTCCAATGGTGATACCCTGATCACCGACTCGATGATCGGGATCCAGTTCACCGAATCCGCAAAGGACATTAAGCAGGGTGCAAAGTTCATGGAGATCACTCTCCCGTTCATCGCCCTGCGCAAAATCAATCAAATCAGCTAACATATGCCTAAAATTATCGGCGAGGCCACGCCCGAACAATTGGCCGAGTGGAAAAAGAAGCACGGGATTGGAAAGCGTTTTGAATCGGACGGTCATGTCTGTTACTTACGCTACCCCACCCGGACCGAGGTATCGTTCGTGAACACCATCACCGATGGTATTAAGAGCAATGCAAAGCTGCTCGACACGATCTGGCTCGGTGGAAGCGAAGAATTCAAAACAAACGACCGGTTCTTCTTTGCGATTGCCGCAGAACTCAAGAAGATGATCACCACCAAGGAAGTCCAGGTCGAGGATTTTTAAACCAAGCCCAGGGATCGATCGACGAAAACCGGATAGGCTATATCAACACCATGATGGAATACTATCTGCATATTGATCCTGAACCCTTGACGGATGAAGCCTGGGCGCAGAAATTCAAACAACTGGCCGATATCAGAAAAAGAGAGAAAGACAGCACCTAACAACGCATTGCCCAGTCCATGAGTAGTACAACGACCTATACCATCAATGTTGCCGGCAATGCTACCGAAGGCTTAAACGCGATAAGTTCTACTGCCGCAGCTGCAGCGAAGTCAACCACTTCGCTGCAGTCTGCTGTTCAGAAGGTTGGTATGGCAGCCTTCGCGGCCAATAACATCAAAAGCGCGATCGATAGTGTCTCTACAGCCTTGGACTCAGCCATCGAACCGGGTGTGAAGCTCAACAGCGCAATGGCTGACCTTTCGGCCATCACCGGGGTCACCGGGGACAAACTCAAGGAGATCGAAGGCTATGCCAGGGAGAATGCAAAGATCTTCGGCGGCTCTGCAGCAAAAGGCGTTGAATCCTACAAGCTCATCCTTTCCCAGTTAGGCCCCGATATTGCAAAGACCCCTGCAGCTCTAAAGGCCATGGGTGAAGCGGTATCAACCCTGAGTAAAACGATGGGAGGTGACACCACCGGTGCCACCGAGGTACTCACCACGGCCATGAATCAGTTTCAGGTCTCCCTGGATGATCCAACCGTAGCAGCTGCAGAGATGGCCAAGATGATGAACGTGATGGCTGCTGCAGCGAAAGAAGGATCTGCCGAACTACCTGCGATTAAAGCCGCTCTGGAAAACTCCGGGATGGCCGCGAAGATGGCGGGAGTATCTTTTGAGGAGCTCAATGCAGCGATCCAGGTATTGGATAAAGCTGGCAAGAAGGGCGCTGAGGGAGGCGTGGCCATACGAAACGTTCTGGCTACTCTCTCTGAAGGAAGGTTCCTTCCTCCCGAGACGCAGAAAGCCCTGGCCAAGGCTGGTGTGGATTTGAATGCCCTGGGAAACACATCCCTAAGCTTCCGCGACCGGTTAAACCAGCTTAAACCGGCTATGAATGATGCTGCACTGATCACCAAGCTCTTTGGGAAGGAAAACCAGAATGCAGCCCTTGCACTGATCAGCGGCACGGATGAGATAGGCAGGTATACCACGGTCATATCTGGCACCAAATCCGCCCAGGAACAGGCGGGCATCGTAATGGGCAGCTTCTCTGAAAAAATGGGCCGTGTAAAGGCCAGCGTTGAAGACTGGGGGATTAGCCTGTTTAACATGACCAAAGGAGCGCTGCCTGCGTTTAAAATAGGCGTGATGGCCATTCAAGGCGTCGTTGGACTGGTTACCCTGGTAAGTATGCAGGCCGCCATCGCAGAGGGAGTCGCTGCAGCTGCAACCGGCGTGTGGACAGCGGCACAGTGGTTACTCAATGCAGCCTTCATCGCCTCGCCCATTGGTTGGATTGTACTGGGTGTTGCTGCCTTGGTAGCAGGAGTGGTGTATGCCTGGAATAAGTTTGAAGGCTTCCGCAATGCCGTGAAATCGGTATGGGAGGTAATGAAAGGGTTCGGTGGGATCCTGAAGGATTTCGTACTGGATCGGATCAAGGGGATCATCTCCGGGATCGGATCCCTGGGATCTGCCATCTATAAACTGTTTACAGGTGATTTCAAAGGAGCATGGAAAGATGCCAAGCAGGGCGCCCTGGATCTATCAGGGGTTACCGCGGTAACTAATGCAGCAAGTGCGGCCAAGGAGGTTGTAAAAACAGCCTTTACCCCTGAAACGGTGGCAAAAGCATCCTATTCGAAATATGTAAGCGCACCCACCAGCGAGAAACCTTTGAATGCTCCATTCATGCCGGGAGCCTACGTGCCTGGTGCAACCATCGAACCCCCGGAACTTCCTGGAGCGAAAACGAAGAAAACACAAGCAGGTCCATCCAGCAGTAAGTCATCTTCCGATACGGTGGTAACCGGTGGTAGTAAGAATGTAAACAATACGTTCAATTTAAAGAATTTGATCGGGACACTTAATATCAGCTCGAAAGAAACATTTACCGAATCAATCGAGGAGATGCAGACCAAGATTTTAGATTCATTAAATAGGGCCATGGCCTTAGCTCAAGCAAACTCATAATGGAATTCATCATTAACCAGGTACGGATCAATCTCAATGAAGGCAATAGCGCGGATGTGACATTGCTTGCTTCATCTGATGGTGCCACTACCGACAAGCCAAGTAACGGCAATGGCTTTGCAATGGTGATGCCTCTGAAGTTGGCCTTCCATGAGAAAGAGTCATGGACGGTGCCGGTGGAACCCCTGGTGAGCATTTCGGGAGGGAATGTAATTGCAAAACGGACTGTTTCAAAGGGAAAGGGGCGCGGCACGATCAAAGAACGCTGGACTCAGGATGATTACCAGGTAACGATTGAAGGTGTGCTGATCAACCTCAAAGATGCGAATGTATATCCTGAAGAAGATGTAAGAAAACTGAGAGAGTTCTGTGAAGCCACCGAGGCCCTGGATGTAGAATGTGACCTGCTGAAGATCTATGATATTACCCGGATCACGATTGTATCCTGGGATATTCCTTTTACCAAAGGAGAGGCGAATCAGCGCTTTACCATCTCCGCCCTGTCCGATGATCTGTTTGATTTGCTGAAAGAAGACGTTAAACCCTTAGCATAAAGGTAAGATGTTTGTGATGAACTGGAAAATACAACTGGGGAAATACCTACTCAAGCTTCTCGATAATGTAGAGATCGTTGAGTCGGTTGATGTTCTTTCGGATGTGGCTACGATCAAACTGCCCGGTTCAGCATTGAATAAGCAGCTGGAAATTGAGAGCAAGATTAAACGAGGGGATCCGGTTGAAATTTCAATCGGTTATGATAAGGATGTAAAGAGTGTATTTAAAGGATTCATCGAGCGTATTTCTACCGACGATTCCTCCATCAGCATCGTTTGTGAAGATGGCATCTTTTTAACTCGCGTGGCGGTGAAGGACAAGGAAATGAAGAATTGCACTTCCAAGCAAATCGCTCAATATGTGGTCGACCAGGTGAATCTCTCATTGCCTGCAGATCAGAAACTGTCCCTGAATTGCGACTACGAACTTAAATACGATAAGTTCGTCATCCGGAAGGCCAACGGCAGGGATGTATTGAACAAACTCCACGAAGACACCAAAGGGAATATTTACATCAAGGACAGGGTGCTGCACTTTCATCCGGCATACGTTGAAAAGTTCGGGGATGTATCATACGATTTCGCGGTTAATATTGAGAAAAGCGATCTGCAGTATCGCCGCGCCGATGAGCGTCAATATGAAGTTGAGGTAGAAGGGATCTCCCTGGATAATAAACGCACGATCATTACTCTTGGAACTACCGGTGGAGAGAAACGATCGATCAAGATCTCCGGGGTCACCGATAAAGAAACCCTGAAGAAGCGCGGAGAAGAAGAATTGAAGTACCTGGTGTTTGACGGGTATGAAGGATCCATAACCTCATGGCTGGTACCTGAAGCTCATCCGGGGTACTCCGCTAAGATCACCGATAAGGATTATGAGTATAAGACCGGGACATATTACGTGGTTTCGGTAACTACGAATTTCTCTCAGGCCGGTGGCGTGAAAAAAGTACAAATAGGAAGGAAGCTGGCATAATGGATCAGATGGCAAAATTTGTGGAAGCCTTCAGGAGTCTTAAGAAAAAAGGAGACTGCTTTTTTTATGCAACCGTGACAGAGATCACCGGCAATACCTGCAGCGCGAAACTTGGGGATCTGGAACTTACCGATATCAAGCTTAAGGCAACCACCCGCGACGATGAGGATAAGTTGATTTTGACACCGAAGGTCGGATCCAGCGTGATCCTCGGATGCAATGATGAAGATTTGCGCGATGTCATGATTATCAAGGTCGATGATCCGGAGAAGATTTTCTATAAGCATAAAGATATCACGATCGACATCGATGGAACTACCGGTAAGATTGTGATTAATAATGGGGATAATGGCGGCCTGACAATCACGCCTGAGCTCAAGGATCAACTCGCTAAAATGACAAAACGACTCGATACGGCACTTGATCTTCTCAAGCAGGTTCCGACAGGAGCGTTACATCCCAATCAGGCCGCATGGGAAGCGATTTACAATCCATTGGTGAACCCTCTGGAGAAAGAAGATTTTGGTGATATTGAAAACAAGGACATCAAGCATTAATGCCAACTGATATACTCATCGATATCGTGACAAACGATCTGGCCAGTAGTGATGGAGATTTCCTCATAGGAGATTCCACCCGTCAGCACCAGGTGGATCTCCTTGTGGCCAATGAGGGCGAGTACAAGCAATGGCCCATTACCGGTGTAGGCATAGAGGGTTTTTTACTGGATGAAGATAAGACCGACATGATACGAAAGATAAGATCTCAGTTCACCCGCGATGGCATGAGCGTTCTGAAAGTAACGGCCATAGGCGGGATCAACATAAACGCGCAGTATAAATGAAAACTGTAACCGCAATCGCAAACCAGACCGTTTGGGACATCAGTCTTCAGGAAATGGGAGACGCATCCGGGGCCTTCGAAATTATGGGCATAAATGCGTTTATCCGCCCCGACATGGCTTTATCAGTTGGCCAGCCGGTGTTAGTACCGGACACGGTCATTAACGCCTCTGTGGTTGATTATTACACGCGGAATAACAGTAAGCCCGTCTCCGGGTTGGGAGAAGCCATTGAATTAACAATAACGGATATGATCAACGTGACGCAAAATATTGCATACGACTTCAGTGACGGGAATGAGCAGTTTGCCGGGGTTCGTCTGTCCAACATGGGGGATGAATTAAGCCTCCAGCTCAACTATACCGACTTGACCGGTGATGTCATAGTTTATGTCGAACAGTCGCTGGATGGAATTAACTACTCGCCCATTTCAGGAGCATTCTATGAATTGGATCCCTCTGAGGATTCTCATACGTTCAATTTCGTTGACCTGGTAACCAACTTCTGCAGGGTCCGCCTCGAGGCAGCAGGTGGTGCAACCGGCACGCTGGACACAATTACCTGGAGGACATAATATGGCTCGTAAGATCTCCGAAATATTTGATTCTCTGAATGTGGTAAAATCCACTTTCCAGGAACTGCATGATTATGTAGTGGACGCCAATAACTCACACAGCATTCAGGATACCTGGGATACTCTTTTATCGGATATCAACTCATCCAGTAAAGTGGCTGTATGGCGACTATTCATGTGGCTGTTTGCCACTGGATCCTGGATCGTTGAAACCTTGTTCGATAAACATACTGAGGAAATCACCGATATCTTATCCGCCAAAAAACCACACACTCGCAGGTGGTATGCTGAGGAGAGCAAAAAATTCCAGTATGGTTATGCCATGATCTGGAAGGATGGCCAGTACCAGTATGCCCGAATCGACGAGGATGCAAAGGTAGTCAAGTATGCAGCTGCATCAGAAAAGAACGGTAAGGTGATTCTGAAGGTCGCCAAAGAATCGGGTACACAGAAGGTCCCTTTGAGCATTGGCGAAAAAGCCGCATTTACTGAATTCTGGGCTCAGTGGAAAGACGCCGGTGTTCGCCTTGAAATCGTTTCCCAGGCCGCTGACATTTTAAAGATCGACATCAAGATCATCCGGGATCGCCTGGTGTTAAACGGAAATAATTCCTTGCTCAGGGATGCCAGTGTGTTTCCGATCGATGACGCTATTACTGCATACGGGAATAGTTTAGAGTTTGACGGTATCATTACGCTCTCCACCCTGGTCAACTTGATCAAGGCGGCGGAAGGTGTAAAGGATGTGAAACTCAATTCCGCACAACACAAAGCAGCCGGAGGCACCTTTGCCACTGTCGACATGAGCGTTGAGTCCGTGTCCGGGCATTTTGTGATTGACCAGGCATCGTCCAGTTTTACGTATCAGGATTACATACAAGTATCGGTTGAATAATGTGGAACTTCTCGCTATATAAGCTCATTCAGATCCTGCTGCCCTTTCGCCGCAGGACCCCCCGGTTTATTGCCTGGGCAAAGGTATTTGTGAGCGACCTGGTGATGATTCATAACCGCTTGATGCAACTGCGAGAGCGTGCGCTTACCGAGGCACGTATGACTCCCCAGGTGTGTTATCTGGAAAAGTTTTTAAACGACCGGTGGGGTACTACAGAGATCCGGATCGTAGAAGGTTACGAGCTGGGTCCCTGGGTGTGGCATGGAACTCCACCCTCAGGAGAGGTTGATTTATTCATGTACGAACCTGATAATTATGTGTACAGTAACAATGATGAGGTAACGGTTGATTTCGTGGTAAAAGTACCGAGCGCTTTGTCTGATTTCTGTAATGTAATCGCCGCGGATGTGAACAAATTCAAGCTGTTTAGTAAGGTTTTTATCATACAACTCATTTAATATGGATAGATTATTAAGCCTTGGAGGCGCACAGCCACTGAGATCCGCAGACTGGGAATTGATCCAGAATGTGGAAAAAGCATTGCTAAAGGCCATTTTAACGGGTCTGTTGCCTGAGGAAACCTCATTCATCGTCTGTGGCATGGTACTGACTGTAAACACCAATGTAGATGTTACCGAAGGCTGGTTCTTTGATGGTGACGAGATCTGCTATGTCCCGGCTTCAAGTTTCGTGGCCCACGATGAGGGGTATGGTCTCTACCTGGTACCTGATATCACTACCTCTGAGAACCGCACCTTCAAGGATACAAGTACGCATGATGTTTGGCAATTGCGACGGTACGAAATGACCTATGCTGATAGCCAACCCAGTGGAAGCATCCCGTTTAATTCTATTCCATTGATTGGCAAGCTCACGAGTCTCATCCTCTCGCAGATCACCCTTAATTCGAATCTGCTGAATCTTTATACACTCAGTTATCTGACTGGATTTGGCGCAGCAACTGGTCTCGATGGCCTGAAGCTTGAAAAGAACACCATGGGATGGTATATGCTTCTGGGCGCATTTAACGCCACGGTTACTGCAGGCAAGATAACAACCCTTCCTTCAGGACATCGTCCCAGTGGTGACCTGGTTGCACCTTTTTTCAATGATTCCGTTTCACCCGGCGTACTGAAGATTAAGAAGAATGGTGATGTATATGTGTCAGGCGCTTCCATCACGGCCACGAACTACATCTCATTTCAGTACCTGATCAACTTCCAGGATCCGGTGAACTGGGGATTGCCCACAAGTGGTGGTACAGCTCCTCCCGAAGGCGACGCATAATTTAAAAACCGTTTAAACCATATACCAATGTCACTCATAAACCAAAAACCAGATTATTCGATCGCCGATGGCAATCATAATTTTGATGCACAGCAGATCGATTCCAATAACGCCATGATCCAGGTCGACTACACGGATCTTGAAGCGGAGGATGTTACCTTGTCCCTCGAGCAGGCCATTTCACCAGGTGCGAGTTTTACCCAGGTACCCGAATCCCTGGTTACCGTCAATCCGGCAAAGACATCCCACTCATGGAACCTCACCGGCGTTGCAAGAGGCATCTATATACGAGTTGCCTTAACCAAAGGAACAGCTGCAGCCGGAACCATCGATAGAATCAGTTATTTATACTAAAACCAACAAACCATGTCAGGCACATCAAAAACCATAAACCTCGGCGGCCAGGTCTTATTTGAATCCAATCAATTCAAGGGCGTCGCTTTAACCAGTACAAACCCTGGTTCACCGAATGATCCCGAGTACTGGTTCGCGGGTGAGGCAGGAACATACACTCACTTTAATGGTTTGGTGGTGTCAGGTCAAGTGGCATTTCTAATCTGGAATGGGTCCGCTTGGAGTAAATATGAGACCGGGATCTCATTAGTTGATTACATGCAACTGTCGGCATTTACTGAGATTGGGAAAAACAAGTTTAATCCGGATGAATGTATTGAGGGTGCTTACTTTAATAACTCAAATGGAGCACTTAATTTAGGGGCTGGAAGTGTCTTTAATTGTAGTGGTTACCAAGCCGTATTACCAAATACAGAATACACTCTGACAAAATTTGGCACAGATGCTACATATGGTAATATCAGATTTTATAATTCTTCCATGGCTAATCTGGGAGGGTACGATGGCGATTATAGAACGATTACATTTACTACTCCGTCTGGCTGTGCCTTTATAGGTATAAACTCAATGGCAAATCCTACGGAATCTTTTTCCCTCTTCAAAACTTTATTCCAACTCGAATTAGGGGCCGTTTCATCCACCCAGGTACCCTATACACGTTTATTAAAAAAATCACTTACCCAAAAATTAGACGATGCCGTTTCAACAGGGGACATTCCGACTATTAAAGCCGAAACACTGGCCTTGGCGAAGGCGGAGGCAATTGCCCTTGATGAAATTCTGAAAAAGATAGTTTCAACAAAGCTTCCTTTAAATGCAAATAAAGGAAATGGAACACTATATCCAAGTTTTACATGGACAACAGGTGGTCAAAATCTAACCGGTACTCATGTAACTAATACCTCTCCGTGTTCAGCACAACTTCCATATATGAACCGGTTAACGGCCATCTCTAATTCCGGAAGTACATTTGTTGAATGGGATGGAACCGTAGGTTATGTTTTCCCAACCTCTCCTAAACCCACAAAATGGAGTTGGGGATTCTGGCTTAATGACACTCAGCTGGCAACGGTTTTTGCAGGTAGTCCAAACATGATGTTTTATTTTTTTGACGGAAGTATATATGCCACAATCCTAATTGCAATAAACACTGTAATTGCGGCAATCGGAAATGAGCAGAATGGGACATTTAATGTAGCTTCTTACATGGCAGGAGATTTTAAAGCTGTTTGCCTTGATAAGCAGGACGGCTGGAGCTTCGTTGCATTCACGGTTGAGAATGTTGTTTATGATGGAGCGTTTACATCTACAACGCCAAGGTTCTACATGAATTATCCCCAGGTGGCATTACTGTATGGAAACGATTTGGATTACGCTAATTTTACTTTTGTGTGGGAGGATGAAATCATATGTTCAAACATCCATCCTGACGGTTTAAACGTAATGCAATATCCACCTTCAATAAGTGATGCAGTCGACGTTGCACAGCAGGCAATGGTAATAGCGAATGAGGCTAAAATCGGCATTAAGAAAACCACTGTGATCATCGCTACTCCATATGTCCATGTGTTTACTCCATATAATGACACTTATGATTTACGCACCGATTTCACCTGCTTTAATTCCACACCATTTAATAACAACATCGTAAATTTCTCATCTCACCTTGTCATTAAAGGCTCAAATAATATAGGTGCTCCGACAATAACCTTGCAATCCGGGGCCGATGATGGCACTCCCACAAGTATGAACGGCACATACATCGGTGGTAATCATGGGTGCAGTTCGGGCATCCTAATAACAGCATCATCTCATGGGAAAACAGCGGTTGATGTCGGAAGCGAATGGACTGATAGTGCCAACAGGAAGTTTTACATCCTTAGAATTGTCAGTTCAAGTATGTTATGGGTGTTGTCGGAAAATATTGGAGCTTCTGATATATGGGCATTTGACTTGCTTTCAGGATCGAGCTTAACCCATTCAGCAGGTGCAACCCATACAGGAACTATCACCTTTAGTGCCCAGGAACAAGCCCAGATAACGCCTGCAATAAAAAACAGGACCTGTAAGGTGCTCTTGGATGGAATCGCTGAAGAGACGGCTGATGGGACTTACTACTGTGATCATGTAGACATTAAGGAGAATTATGAAATTGTCAACCCGGCATCGGCAATTGATTATCTGATTGCAAATCGTGGTACTGATCCTTCGCCGGCAATTAATGCAGGAGATGGTTGTGTTCAGTGTAATATTGTCTTCAGGATGCAAAATAACGGAGCCATGCTTGTTCTGCATGACTGGACGGCCCTGCAAAAAGTCGACATTGGATATATGGGTTTTATTCAAAATGCTCCGATGAACACAGTTTCTCCATTGACAAAAATGCTCGTTTATATGCCGAAAGCGTTACCTGTAACCGTTTCGGGTACAACTTATGATCTCAGAACACTTATTGATTTAACATCTGCCCCTGCTGGAAGCATTAATATTGATTCGGCTTATTGGGAAAATCCAAACTCGCCACCGGACAGGGCTATTGAGTTTCTTGCATTAGGAGATGGCACAAGGAAACACGCTTTTATGTCAGGATTCGTTACAGATAAGGGTATAGGTGTCGGAAGAAAAGATCTTGTTTCGAGAGCCTGGTATTATTATACATCACGAAAGAGCTATCCTTGTGGCATTGATGACACTCTGGGTGATATTGCCGCGGGGACTACCTATCAGGCTGTGGCATTCAGAATCTTCTCCGATGTTGAGAACAATCCCACAGGACGATTATCCTGCAACATGATAGAGGTCGGTAAGGCCGTTTATATTTATCTTGACTATAACGGCGTAATGATTGATAATGTGGCCATTCCTAACAAATATGTGGGCATGGATATCACTGTGGTTGAAAAATCCAGTAATGTCACTATTTCTAACGCCACAGTTGCATCGGATAATTTAAGGGTAACTGTAGCTACAGCATCACCATTATATGGTTATGCTGTTTTAAAACTGACTTAAAATCTATTCATTTCAAGGGTTGATGTTGGGATAAGCAAAGTACTAACATTTAAACCCTAAGCGATGATTGACACTATTAAGACCCCCATTTCTTACTATGGGGGCAAACAACAAATGTCGAGGCATATTCTGCCTTTAATTCCCAAACACACTGTTTATTGTGAACCCTTCTGTGGAGGTGCCGCCATTTACTGGTTAAAGGCCCCTTCAAAGGTTGAAGTGATCAATGACATGAATGATGAGCTGATCAACTTTTACGTTGTTCTTAAAACACAATTTAAAGCCCTTCAAAAAGTCGTTAAAATCACATTGCACAGTCGTAAGACTCATAAGCAGGCATGGGAGATTTATCAGCAGCCAATACTCCACGATCCGGTAACCAGGGCATGGGCCTTATGGGTATTATCCACTCAATCCTTCGGAAGTCAGCTCTCAGGATCCTGGGGGTTTGATAAAAGCAAATCCAGTATTGCAAGGAAAGTTATGAATAAAAAAAGGCAGTTTACTGATCAGCTTCAGGAGCGTATTGAATTAACGCAAATAGAGTGCCGTGACGCCCTTGACGTAATCAGGCTATATGATACACCGGATACCTTTCATTATATCGACCCACCTTATCCTGGGACCAATTTGGGCCATTACAAGGGTTATACGATGGACAACCTTGAGCAGCTCTTGATAAGGCTATCAAACATCAAAGGAAAGTTTTTATTAAGCAATTACCCTCAGGACATTATCACTCAATATGCCAAGAAGCATGGCTGGTCCCAGCTGGCTTTTAAAATGCCTTTATGTGCCTCAAAGAAGGCAGTCAGATCAAATAAAATCGAGGTATTGACAGCCAATTACCCTATACAAAAAGGTAAGCCCGGCAGATAA